GAAAACTTACTCCAAAAGAGTGTTGGAGATTGATGGGATTTGAAGATGAAGACTACGAAAGAGCTAGTAAGGTAAATACTAAATCACAATTATATAAGCAAGCAGGAAATAGCATAGTAGTAAATGTGCTAGAAGAAATAATAAAACAATTAATAGAAAGAGAGAATTAATATGATAGAAAAAGTAAATCCAAGTCATCCTGATAAAATAGCAGATCGTATTGCTGGAGCATTAGTTGACTTAGCATATAAGAAAAATAAAAATCCTAAAATAGCTGTAGAAGTTTTAATAGGTCATGAAAGATGTCATGTAATTATAGAAACAAGTGAAGAATTCACAAATGAAGAAATAGGTTCAATTGTAAAAAGGATAGCAGGAAAAAATATTGAATTGGATCTAAAAGTAGTAGCTCAAGATAAACATCTAGCAGAAAATCAAAGCCAAGAAGTAAGATGTGGAGATAATGGAATATTTAAAGGTGCTCCATTAACACATGAGGAAAAAGAATTGAGCATGATATCAAGATACATTTATAAGGCACATCCAACTGATGGTAAATACATACTCGATGGCAACAAATTAGTTGTATGTCAAAGTAATGCAACCACAGAAGAACTAGAAGAAGAACTTGAATTGCTTGATTACAATAAGATTATAAATCCAATAGGTGACTGGACTGGAGGCACAGATGTAGATACAGGTGCAACAAATAGAAAATTAGGATCTGACATGGCACAATCCGTAACAGGTGGTGGCTTACACGGAAAAGACCTATCAAAAGCTGATGTATCAGTAAATATCTATGCATTTAAGAAAGCACAGGAGTATGGTCGTGAAGTCAAAATATCATGTGCTATCGGTGATGATACAATTGATGGAAAACCATATAGAGAAATAGTAGAAGAGGCAAGAGAATACATTAATCAAAAAGGTGGATTTGAAAAATTTGCTGAGTGGGGGTTATTCTAGATGAACAGAATGTCATTGAATGAACAGGCTCAAGAAATACTACGAATAGCAGAGCAACATGGAGTCGAGCAAAACTTTTTATTCCTAACTACATTTAAAAGATATCAAGTCCAATTAGGTATACTAACTGATTTGGAAAATAAGATAAAAGAAAGTGGTGCATTAGTAACCAAAGAGTATGTGAAAGGTCGACAAAATCTGTATACAAATCCTGCGATTAGCGAATACAACAAAACATGTACGGGAGCTAATCAAACCGTTGCAATTTTAATTAAAATTATCAAGTCATTAAGAACAGATGATGACACAGATACAGAAAGTGATGAATTACTAAATGCATTAGGAATTAAATAGTGAATAATAAAGCATATGAATATGCGAAATGGTGCTTAAGTCACGATGAAGCCCCAAAATATGTTAAAAAACAATGTAAGGAATTTATAAGAATAGCAGATGGAAAAGATGCTAAATACTACCTAAATGAGGATAAAGTAAAGCAAATTGATGGCATTTTAGGACTTTTAATCATGCCAAAAGGCTTAAAGGCAGGATTATCACTACGAGAATGCACATGTAACTACCAATGGTTATTTTATATATCGGTTTTAGCAATTGTTGAAAGAAATAATCCAGAAAAAAGGAAATACGAAACTGCAATACTGGAAATAGCAAGAAAAAACTTTAAAACATACACAATAGCAACATTATTCATCCTATTGTTTTTATTAGAGCCAAAATACTCAAAGTTTTACTCTGTAGCTCCAGATGGATCACTATCTAGGGAGGTAAAGTCAGCAATTGAAGAAACCTTAAGGTCTAGCCCATTAATATACATGCATGGAACAGAGCCTAGGTTCAAAATATTAAGAGATTACATTAGTTTTAAGCAAAAGGATAACAGGTATGTTCCGTTAAACTACTCAAACAGTAGAATGGATGGAAAACTACCAAATGTATTCCTAGCAGATGAGGTTGGAGCATTGCCTAATTCTTATCCAATTGAGGCAATGAGGTCAGGACAATTAAACATACTAAATAAATTAGGATGCATTATATCAACAAAATATCCAACCACGAATAATCCATTCGAAGATGAGGTAGGATATGCAAAAAGAGTTCTAGATAAACTAGAAGATGATGAAACCATATTCGCATTATTATATGAACCAAATGATATTAAAAACTGGGTAAACGATGATTTAATATTGAAACAATCGAATCCAGTATCATTGGAAATACCTGAAATATGGGATGACTTAATTAAGAAAAGAGCTAGAGCCATAGCAATAGAAAGTTCTAGAGAAAACTTCTTAACAAAGCATTGTAATATCATATACCAGGGATTAGGAACAGAAAGTTATGTAGATATAAATGATGTTCAAAAATGTAAAGTAGCCAATATCCAATGGGGAGGTAAACAAGTATACATTGGTGTGGATCTATCAATGACAAATGATAACTGTGCAGTAGCAATGGCTAGTGTTGATGATAATAACAATATTTTAGCTGATGCAATTGCATTTATACCAGAGGGCAGGATAGAAGAAAAAAATCAATTTGAAAAAATAAACTACTATGATTTTATAAAAGCAATGAAATGCATAGCTTGTGGATATAAGACAGTAGATTATTCAATAATTGAAAAATTTGTATTCGACATAGAAGAAAAATATGATGTTAAAGTAATGGCAATTGGCTATGACAGATTTAATGCTTTATCATCAGCCCAAAAATGGAATACAAAATACAATTGTGTGGAGGTAAGGCAACATAGCGATACCTTACATAGCCCAACAAAACTATTATCGGAAAAGATTCTGAATGGAGAATTCCAATATGAAGAAAACAGATTATTAGAAATCAATTTTGAGAATGCACGATGCACATACGACACAAACATGAATAAATATGTAACCAAAAAGAAATCAAGTGGAAAAGTCGATATGGTAGTTGCATTAATCAATGCGATTTATTTATTAGAAAAAGATGTCATATTTAATCAATGTGACTTCGTAGTCCAAGTATTATAGGAGGTGAGAAAGAACATGGGAATATTAAGTATATTTGGTAGAAATAAAGTAAAAAATGAAGTACCAATAATATCAGATGAAGTATTACTAAAAGCATTAATCAATGGCGAAACAATAAACAGAGATATGGCGAAATCAATACCTGCAGTAGCAAAAAATGTTGATATGATATGCAATACAATAGCAATGATACCAATAAAGTTATACAAAGATAACAATGGCAGTGTAGAAGAAGTAAAAGATACCAGAGTAAATCTACTAAACGATGATACTAAAGACACACTAACAGGAGTACAATTCAAAAAAGCATTAGTAGAAGATTATTTGCTAGGAAAAGGTGGATATGCTTATATCAGAAAAAGCAGAAACAAAGTATTATCATTACATTATGTTGAAGATAACAAAATAAGTTTTACAACCAATACAGATCCTATTTTTAAGAAATATGATATCTTGGTAAACGGAAAAACATATAAAGATTTTGAATATATCAAAATATTAAGAAATACAAAAGATGGATCATCAGGAATAAGTGTAGTAAATCAAGTTTCAAAAGCATTAGAAACTGCTTATCAAGAATTGAAATATCAATTCAGCATATTAAAAAGTGGTGGTAATAAAAAAGGCTTTTTGAGGTCAGAACATAAACTATCTCAAGAATCAATAGATGCATTAAAAACTGCATGGCATAATTTATACTCTGATGATAGTGAAAATAAGTGCATAGTTCTAAATGATGGGTTAGATTTCAAAGAAAGCTCTAATTCAAGTGTAGAAATGCAACTTAACGAAACTAAAAGAGGTCTAAAAGAGGATATCAATGATATATTCCATATCAAAGATAACTTCGCAGATACATTCAAAGAGGCAATACAACCAATAATTGCTGAAATAGAATGTTCATTAAATAGGGATTTATTGCTAGAAAGTGAAAAGTCAAATTACTTTTTTGCATTTGATTTAAAGGAAATCTTAAAAGGTAGCCTAAAAGAAAGATATGAGGCTTATAAAATAGCCAAAGAAACTGGATGGCTAACACCAAATGAAATAAGATATCTAGAAAATTATGACAAAATCGATGGACTAGACATAATAGCAATGAGTCTAGGAAATGTAATATATGATATAGAAACAAAAGAATATTACACTCCTAACACAGATAGTAGTAAATCGATTGGAAATGGAGGTGATAATAGTGAGAATGAAGAACAAATGCTATGAGTTCAAAAATGAGGCAGAACAAAGTTATGGTTTATACATTTATGGAGCATTAACAGATGATAAAGAATCAGACTGGATGGCAACAGAACAAGATGTGGATCTAACAGACTTTAAGAATGCATTAAACAACATTAAAGCTAATAGTACACTAAACATGTATGTTAATAGTCCAGGAGGATCAGTATTCGCATCATCAACTATGGCATCCATGCTACAAAGAGCCAAAGAAACAAAAGGGTTGAAAATAATATCATATATTGATGGTTTATGTGCAAGTGCAACATCATTCCTAATCATGGTAAGCGATGAAATAAAGTTATATACTAACTCAATGCTAATGATACATAAGCCCATGAGTATCGCTATCGGAAATGCTAATGACATGCAAAAGGAAATCGATACATTAAATTCAATAGAAGAAAATGTAATGATGCCATTATACATGAAAAAAGCAAAATGTGATGAAGAAACAATACGAAATCTAATTGATGTAGAAAGTTGGTTATCTGCTGAAGAAGTTGATAACTTTTTTAATGTCGATTTACTAGGAAGTGCAAAAGAATGTACTGCTTGTGTAGATTCCGAATTGTTTAAAAGATACAAGAATGTTCCTGAAGAATTAATGGAGGAAGAAATGGAAGAAGAAAAGAAAGCCCCAGAAGAAATTGAGCAAGAAGAACCTCAAAAAGAGGAAGAAACTACTCAAGAAGAACCTGCGAAAGAACAGGAAACCGAAGAAAAACCTCAAGAAGAACCAAATAAGGAAGAAACTGAAGAAGAACAACCAAATACACCAGAAGAGGAAGAAACAACAACCAGTGAGCCTGAAATAAAGCCAAAAGAGGAAGAAATAGAGGAAGAAGAAGAGCCTAAACAACAAAATGTTGTAGAAAACCCTCAAGATATCGATTATTCGTATTTTGAGAATAAATTAAACATGTTGAAAGGAGATAAATGATGAAAGATTTAATTGAAAAATCAAACGACTTAAAAGAAAGAGCCGAAAACATCGTTAATACTGCTAAAGCAGAAAAAAGAGCAGTAACAAATGATGAGAAAAATGAATTTGACAATATCATGAACGAAATCAATGATATTGAAAATACTATAGAAATGGAAGAGAGGATTAATAAAATGGAAAACAAAGAAATTAAAGTAGAAAACTTCACAAAAGAAGAACAAGACATTAAGGCATTTGCTAATATTATTAGAAATTATTCTAATAGTGCAGAAGATATGACAAAGGGTGACAATGGTGCAGTTATCCCAACAACAATTGCTAAAAAAATAATTTATAAGGTAGTAGAAATATCACCTTTATATGCATCAGCAACAAAATATAATAGTAAAGGAACTCTAGTAATCCCAACAGTAGATACTACAGATGATGATATCACAGTTGCATATGCTACAGAATTTAGTGACTTAACTGGTCATTCAAATCAATTCTCAAGTGTATCATTAACTGGTTTCTTAATTGGAGCATTAACAAAAGTATCTAAATCATTACTAAATAATAGTGATTTTGATTTAGTAAACTTCGTAGTTGATAGAATTGCTCGTAAATTCGCTAAATTCTATGAAAACGAATTACTATATGGTACTCAAGACAAAATCAGTGGTATCAAAGGTACTTATGACTCAACTAACATGAAAGTTACATTAGCATCAAAAGATGGTATTACTGCAGATGAATTAATTGAAATTCAAGAATTAGTACCAGATGAATATCAAGCTGATGCTTACTGGATCATGAACAGAGCTACAAGAAAGGCTATCAGAAAATTAAAAGATAACAACAACGATTATCTATTAAATCCAGTATTCGGAAAAGATTGGGATTATGAATTACTAGGTAGACCAGTAAAATGTTCTGAAAATGCATTAGCATTAGGAAACAATGCAAAAGAAGTAATCTTCTATGGTGACTTCAGTGGTCTAGCAGTAAAAGAAACTCAAGAAATCGAAATTGAAGTTTTAAGAGAAAAATTTGCTACTCAACATGCAGTAGGTATCGTAGGATATGCTGAATTAGATGGTAAAGTAGAAAATACTCAAAAAATCGCAGTTGCAGTTACTCCAACAGGATCTGTTTAATAATTAATTAATCAATTGATTGTTGTCTAGGCTAAACCTCAAAAATAGGAGGAGATAAAAATGATTGATAAAATAAGCGATATAACTTATTCAGATGTAGCAAATTACTTAAGAGTAGATGCTACGGAAATAATAGTTCAAAATGAACTAAATACTTATCTAAATGTTGCGAAAGAATATATTTCACATTACATAGGAATACCAATAACGAGCCAAGAATCAGGCAAAGAAACTCTTGATAGTTTTCCAGACCTAGTAATCGTGGCTCTTATTTTATGCCAAGATATGTATGACAATAGAACGATGTATGTTGACTCAAAAGGTGTTAATAAAGTCGTTGAATCCATACTAAACTTGCATGTGAGAAATAACCTATGATAAATGCAGGCAAATATAACAAAAAAATTACTATATATAGCATAGCTGAAAGTGAGGATACAGATGGATTTAAAATTAAAACTAAAACCACAGTCCTTACTTGCTATGCAAGTGTTAAAACAACCAGTGGATATACATTAATAATTAATAATAGCGATTTTGAAAAAGCCTTAACGAATTTTACAATTAGATACCCTAAAGAAACAATTACTAGAGATATGTTAATTGAATACAATGAAAAGACTTATTCAATCGAATATATTAATAACATTAATGAAAGCAATGCCGAGTTGGAATTACAAGCTAAGGCAGTTGTTAAATAATGGCATCTTTCAAAATTGAAGTACCAAACGAATTACTAAAAGCATTTGAAGAATTAGAAAAAAATTCCACTGATATATTTGGAGAAATGACTAAAGCAGGAGCAGAAGTCGTATATCAAAATGTTAAAAGAAGTATGAAATCATCATTTAAAACAACTAGGTCACTTGAAAAAGGATTAAAGATATCTAAAGTTCAAGTAACTAGCGATGGTGATAGTATTCAAACTTGGGTTGGATTTATGGGATATGATCCTAGCAAGAAAACCAAGAAATATCCAAATGGTGTTCCAATACCACTAATAGCTCAAGCTAGAGAGTATGGTACGAGTAGTGGTGAACAAAAGAAACCATTCTTCAGGAAATCATTTAACAAATCACAAATAGAACAGGAAATGCTTAAAGTACAAGATAAATACTTACCAGGAGAATAGATATGAATCAAGAATTAAAAACAATATTCGGCAGTAGCATTGTAGTTGTTAGAGATAACAAGAATGTTAACATTCCAACTGCACATTTAAAATATAAAGGTTCAAGTAAAGAGTATGTAACCTGGACTATCTTAACCAATCGACCAGGACTAAATGCTAATGATGAATGCTTATATAAAATCTACGATGTTGATGTAGACATATATAGTGATGGCAATTATTTAGATATAGAAAGTAAAGTAAAAGAAATAATGAAAAACAATGATTACTTATGGGTAGAAGATAGTTCTGAAATGTTTGAAGATGACACAGAACTATATCATAAGACAATCACATTTGAAAAAGAAAGGAATTAAAAAATGGCAAGAACAGGATTTAGAAAAGCTAAATATAATCAAATTGATCCAACTACTAATAAATACAAAACATTAGGCACTGGTGGAGTTCCAAACTTCATTCCAGTAGTTGATGAAAAATTTGCTCCTGAATATAACAATGCAGAATTATTCGCAAATGATACATTACAAGAAAGCGATTATTCATTCAACAAAGGAACATTATCATTAACAATTACTGATGATGATGACAAATTTATTGCTGAATTATTTGGTGGCACAGTACAAACTTCAGGCAATGAAGTAACATCTACAATTGATGATACTGCACCAGAATTCGGATATGGACACATCATACCAAAACTAGTAGGTGGAGTAAGAAAATACAAAGTTGAATTCTTCCCTAGAGTAAAATTCACAAAAGTAACTTCAGATAATAAATCTAGAGGATCAAGTGTTGAATTTAATACAACTGCTCTAGAGGGAACTGTATTCCCATTAGGTGTAGCCATAAATGGTATACCTGCAGGTACTTGGGAAAAACATGAAACATTTACTACACTTGAAGATGCAGAAGAATATCTAGATGGATTATTAACACCATCAGGTGGTTCAGTTTAATGACACAAAGGGGTGGGATTAATTCTCATCTCTTATTTTTTGTTTATAGGAGGAATTATGAAAGATAAAATAGCTTACATAGAAGTAAATGAAGAAATAAAATATCCTCTATGTTTTAACTTGAATGTCATGGAAGAAATCCAAGAAAATTATGGATCAATGTCCAAATGGGGTTCAATTGTAGAAAATAAAGAGGATGGAGAACCAAATGTTAAAGATTTAAAAAAAGGTCTTTTAATTATGATAAATGAGGCAATAGATATTGAAAATGAAAAGATTGGAGAAACTAAACCGTTACTTACTGCAAAACAAGTAGGAAGAATCATCACAGATGCAGGATTTGATAAAGTAATTGGAGCAATAAAAAATATAACTAGGAAATCAACATCTACAGGTAATGAAAACCCAAACGAGTAATCCACGAGGATGAAAACGATGAAATTGACTTCTCGTGGTTAATATTTATAGGTCATTGCTTATTAGGTTATTCCGAAAAAGAAGTAGGAAGAATGACTCTAGTAAAATTATTGAGAATATATGAACATTATAAAAATAATTATGATTTTCAATTAAGCAAAAAATCATATCACGAATTAGAAGAAATGATAAATCACGATGGTGAATTTATCCCAGATTAAAAGAAAGGAGGAATAATATGGCAGGAACATTCGGAGGAACAGTAAAGCTTACTGGTGAATCAGAATATAGAAAAGCCTTAACATCTATAACTAACAATTTAAAAGAGATGACTAGTGAAATGAAATTAATTACTAGTGCATATGACAAAAATGAAGATAGCATAGATAGTTTAAGACAAAAAAATGAAGTTCTAAATAGAAAATATGAGGAACAAGTAAAAGCAGTAGATGAGGCACGAAAAATGCTTAACGAGGCTAAAACTAGCACCGATAGTAATCAAGCTACGATCCTAAAATGGCAAACTGCTCTAAATAATGCTCAAGCAGAAGTAAACAAAACATCGAAAGAAATAAAAGACAATACTACAACTATGGAAAAAATGGAAAAAGCCAATGTTGATAACACAAAAGAATTAAAAGAATTTGAAAATGCTGAAAAAAGTGCAAGTGATAGTTCATTAAAACTTGGAGATATTATCAAAGGGAATTTAATTAGTGATGCTATAGTTGGAGGAATAAAAGCATTAGGAAGTGCAGTAAAAAGTGTAGCCAATGCTTTCAATGAATGGTCAGAGATGGCATCAAATTTTGAAGAACAAGAACAAAAATTTAGAACTGCATTACAAAATACAACTGATGCAACAGAAGAAGATGTACAGGCATATGTTAAACTAGCTGATGCAAAAGAGAAAAATGGTGTTGTATCCAAGACAGCAATACTAAATGGATATCAAGAATTAGCAACATATACAACTCAAAAAGAATCAATAGAGGCTTTAACAGATGCAATGCTAGATATGACAGTACAACAATATGGTATGAATGCATCAGAAGAACAAACCTTATCAATAGCAACAAGATTAGGAAAAGCATTATCAAATGGTGATTATTCAGGTCTAGCTAAGATGGGTTATTATTTTACAGATGCAGAAAAACAAGCCATGAAATTTGGTACAGAAGAGGATCGTGTAAATGCTTTACTTGAGGCAATAGAAAGTTCTGTAGGTGGAATGAATGAAGCTCTAGCTCAAACAGATGCAGGAAAAATGAAAATAGCATCATCATACATAGATGATATGAAAGAAAGCATGGGTGGATTAATAAACGATACTAGAAACCAATTAATGGGTGAGTTTCTACCTGAAATACAATTAATGTCAGAAACATTGCAAGAAATAATCGGTGGTGATTTAAGCCTAGAAGAGGGATTAAATCAAATGACAGATGCATTATCTACAGGAATTGGAAAAATAGTGGAGATGTTACCAGGAATACTACAAGTTGGAATCGATATTGTTACTAAACTACTTGAGGGTATAGTGAATGCATTACCACAAATTATGCCTGCAGTAACCCAAATAATATTAACATTAGTAAATAATTTGGTTGCTATGCTACCAGATATTTTACAAGCAGGAATAACTATTATAATTGAACTAGTCAAAGGAATAGCACAAGCATTACCAGAATTAATACCTACGATAGTAGATGCAGTATTAACAATGGTAGACACTTTGATAGACAACATCGATTTAATTATAGATGCAGGAATAGAAATTATGATGGGATTAATTGAGGGAATAATAGATGCTCTTCCAAGATTAATAGAAAGAGTACCAGAAATCATAGATAAATTAGTAACCAAATTAACCGATCCTGATATGATTGCAAAACTAATTCAATGTGCAGGAAAACTAATTGGCGAATTAGCCGTAGGACTAATAAAAGCAATACCTCAATTAATAGCTAAAATACCTGAAATTATATCATCAATAGTAAAAGGATTAACAAACGGACTATCTGCATTAAAAGATGTAGGTAAAAATTTATTAAAAGGTCTATGGGAGGGTATGAATAGTGCATTAGACTGGATCAAAGATAAAATTAAAGGTCTAGTAGGAAATGTTACATCATTTATAAAGAAAATGTTTGGAATCAACTCTCCATCAAAAGTCATGCAAGATGAAGTTGGTACTTATTTAGCACAGGGTATTGGTGTTGGATTTGAAGATGAAATGAAAGATGTACAAGAAGATATGGCAGATGCAATACCTACAGAATTTGATAGTAGCATATCTGCAAGTATAGGCAGTGGAGTGTCAACAAATAACATAAATAATTATGACTCAATGGTATTAGCATTTAAAGATGCATTATCACAAATGAAAGTTGTAATGAATGAAACAGAAATGGGAACATTCATATCAGACACAGTAGAAAAGGTGGTGTATTCATAATGAATTATTTAATATGGAATGGTGTAAACTCAAATACTATAACAGGATTATTAATAAGTGAATTGCCACCTATTACTAAACCAAAAATGAGAACCAAAATAACTAATATTGATGGTCGAGATGGTGACATAGTTGATGAATTAGGATATGAAAGCTATACAAAAAGAGTGAATATCGGATTAACTAGAAACTTTGATATTGATGAAGTAATCAAATATTTTACAGGTACAGGAGAGATAATATTCTCTAATGAGCCAGATAAATACTATAAAGCGACAATAATCGACAATATTGATTATGAAAGATTATTAAGATTTAAAACGGCAACAATAGAATTTCATGTTCAGCCATTTAAGTACAAAGTTAATGAACAAATAATAGATGTTACAATAGGATCAGAAACATCAATAACAATAACGAATAATGGTCTAGAAAAATCAAAACCAATAATAACTTTATATGGAGATGAAGAAGTAACAATAGCTTTAAATGGAAATGATGTATTCTCAATTAATATAGATAATGATGAAGTCACAATAGACTCTATAAAAGAAGAGGCATATAAAGGCAATGTATTAAAGAACAGAAGTATGTCTGGAGAATTTATGCTTTTAGATCCTGGAGAAAATGTAATTACATGGACAGGTTCACTAACAAGAATAAAAATAGATCCAAAGAGTAGGTGGTTATAATGATTTCAATATATCCATCAGATGAAAAAGAATTCGCAGATATAGGACTTAAAGTATTAAAACCTTTACAAGCCAAAATACGAAAAGAAGATAATGGGGATTACTATATAGATGTAAAAGATAAAATTGATAACATAGAATACTATCGAGCAGGAATGATATTAAGAGTTCCGACACCATGGGGTTATCAGGGATTTAGATTAACAAATCCAGAAATAGAAAATTCAACGATAAAGTGTAGAGGCTATCATTTATATTTTGATACTGCAAATTATTTGATAGCCGACTCTTATGTCGTAGATAAAAATTGTAATGATGCTCTAGACCATTTAGCATTAGGGTGCGAAACAACTCCACCATTTACATTTTTATCTGATATAGCAACAATATCATCATATAGATGTATAAGACATTCTCTAGAAGAGGCAATAGCCGTAGTTCTAGAAAGATGGGGTGGACATTTAATAAGAGATAATTTTGCTATAGAAGTAAGAGCAGAAGTTGGCGAGGATCGTGGTGTAACTCTAGCATATGGAAAAGACATAACAACCATAAAAGCAGAAGAAAACTGGGATGATGTAGTAACAAAAATACTACCAGTTGGAAAAGATGGATTGACAATACCAGAAAAATACATTGCAATAGACGAAAATCCATATGATATTCCATATTCAAAAGTTGTAAAATTTGACCAAAGTGAAATTGTAGAAGATGATTATATAGATGAAAATGATGAACTAGATGAAGAGGCATATAATAGTGCTTTATTAGAAGATTTAAGAATTAAAGCTGGTACACATCTACAAGATAATCGTGTTCCCAAAGTAAATTATTCAATAAATTCATATATAGATAAAATATCAGATATAGGTGATACAATTTATGTAAAACATCCTAAATGCAATATAGATTTAACCACAAAAGTAATAGCTATTGAATATGACTGCATACAAAGTTCATATGCAAAAATAGAATTCGGTAATTTTAAGAATAAATTATCTAACTTAATTACAGAAGTATCTGCTAAAGTAGAGCCAGAAGTAACAGAAAAAACTAGAGAACAGGTAGTAAAACTAAAAACTGAATTAAAAGATGCAACTAATAAAATATGGGGTGCTATGGGTAACTCTTATGTTATTTATGATGGAGATAAAATACTTGTAGTAGACACACTACCAAAAGAAAATGCAACCAATGTAATTATGATAAACAATGGTGGTATAGGATTTAGTCAAAACGGAATAAATGGTCAATTTAAATCAGCATGGACTATCGATGGAACTCTAGATATGCAAAATATTAATGTAATAAATTTAGTAGCAGATATGATAAAAGGTGGAACACTAAAATTAGGATCTACTTTGAATGAATCAGGAACAATGGAAATATATGATGAATCCAATAGATTAATATGTCTAGCCGATAAAACTGGACTAACAATTTATTGTACAGATAATTCATATGTTAAATTGAATCCAGATGTAGGATTTGCAGGGTATGATGCAGATGATAATAAAATATATTGGGTAGACAGAGATGAATTCCATCAAAAAAAATCGGTAGTAGAAGAAGAAATCACTATCGCAAATAAAATAAGAATAATACCTATCCAAAACTCATCAAATAATGGTATTGGATTCGTGGCAGTAAATTAGGAGAATATATGGCAACAGTAACAATAGAAGGTTCAAGAAATTTAGTATATGTAGATTTAAATGTGTCTGAATCTAGTTATGATATTTCGTCCAATACAAGTAATTTATCTTATTCAGTAGTTATCAGAAAAGGAAGTAAAAGTTGGAATACATCATGGGCTAGTTGGGGACAAAAAATATATGTTTCATATAGTATTCACGGAAATAATTATACAACATATATTCCAACTTATAATTATAATGGTCAAGTTCCACCAGGATCTACAATAGCATCTGGAACAATTAATAATGTATCTCATAATGCTGATGGAACTAAAAGCATAGCATTTGGTATATCATTAACAGATAATGCTAATGGTAAAAATAGTAGTGGAACTTATTACACACCAGGAAATGCTTCTTGGAAAGAAACAACATTAACATTAACAACCATACCTAGACAAGCAAACCTAACAAGTGCTCCTAATTTTAATGATGAACAGAATCCAACAATTGGTTATTCAAATAGTGCTGGAAATAGTGTAACATCACTTCAAGCCTGTATTTCATTTACAGGTTCAACAGATGATATAGTATACAGAGATATACCAAAAACAGGATCATCATATACATTTAATTTAACAAGTGCAGAAAGAACTAAATTAAGAAATGCTACGACAAATTCAAATTCACGAAGTGTTATATTTTATGTTAAGACAGTAATTGGTGGAAATACATTTTATTCAACATTAACTAAAACATTATCAATCATAAATGCTAATCCAACATTTAATTCATCTCAATTATCATATCAAGATACAAATAGTAACATAGTTGCTATAACAAGAAATAATCAACATATTGTTAGAAACAATTCTACACTTCAAGTTACATTTACTGGTGCAAGTCCGAATAAAGGTGCGAGTATAAATAGATATGAAGTCACACTTAATGGATCAACTCAAACTAAATATGGAGCATCTACAATTAACTATGGAGCAGTAAACATATCTCAAAATGTTAGTGTATCCGTTAAAGTAATTGATAGTAGGGGAAACTCAACAACAATATCAAAAACAATAACAATATTAAACTGGGTAAATCCAACTGCAACAATATCATTAGGAAGAGTAAACAACTATGAAAATACTACTAACCTAAAAGCAGTAGGAACAATATCTAGTGTTAATTCAAAAAATGCAATTCAATTAATAAGATATAGATATAAGAAAACAAGTGATGGAACATATTCATCGTGGACATCAATATCTAATAACACTCAATATACAATAAGTCTTGATAAAGAATATGCTTGGAATTTTCAATTTGAAATTCAAGACAAATTTGGATCTACAACATATAACATAGTATTGGCAAAAGGTATGCCGATAATGTTCATAGACATAGATAAACTTGCAGTTGGTGTGAATTGCTTTCCAACCACAAATAATTCACTTGCTTTGAATGGGCAAGATATACTTGAATATGAAGTTGTGGATACATGGTAAAAAAGGAGGAAAAAAATGCCTAAATCAATTAAGCTAAAAAATAATGTTTATTGGGATAGTAAAGGTGTAGATTATAAGCACACTAATTTGGAGGTAACTCTTGATAATATATTAT